ATAATCGTGACATTGCAGAACGTCTTTGCACACCGTCGGAATTACGTAAGACGCAAGGCGGCAAGCGTAGACCGAATAGCCGCGAAACGTGGCTTGACGCGCAGGGCTGTATTAGTGACGTTGTGGTAAAAGAGCATATTGACATTCGGAAGGTGGTGAAAAGTTATGATTGAAAAAATCTTTATGATATTTGCCGTGATTCTGATTTTTATGATAGCGTCCATGACACTTGTTTTTATCTGGTGGTTACTCGATGATATGAACAAGTATAAGAGAAGGTGAAAAATGTGAAGTATGTGCTATTGCTTGTGCTTATTTTGTGGGTTCTGAGTGACAGGAAAAGGACGTGAAAATTATGGAAATAATTATATTGGTTGGCATAGCCGCTTTTGAAGCGGGTCTTATTGCGGGCGTGCTTATTGGAGCGGGTATTTAGGAGGTGACACCATGTCAATCAGCAAATCACTAGCGAAATTTATTTATGACGCGTACACCGGAGATATGATCTTTGAAAATGGTGTGTGCGTGGGGTTTGATTTTACACTATCCAAAGAAAGTACATATTTGAATTATGTTATAGTAAATCAGCGATTGCGTAAAAAGCAAGGCTTTATTACTATGAAACAGTATGACGGGTTTGTGTATTATCGTGTTGATTGTCCTCAAGAATGGTTTAGAGGTGAATGTTGGAAATGATTGAATATTTCAAGTGCTGGCAAAGGGTGCTAGAGGAAGAAGAAAAGGAAGGCCGTCACGTTCGTTTTCTGGTGTTTGATAACCGATTTAAGGGGTATCGTGATGCTGACGCAAGGATTTGAGAAACAATCCAACAATTAAGCAATCTGAAATTTATAGAACAGCTACGAAAGCAATAGCGTTCTTGTATGTAAAAATCAAGCATATTACTATCATTACAAAGAAAGATAGTATTGTATATAACACAATTTTGTGTTATAATTATAGAAAAGCATGGGAAGGCTATACAACCAGAAAGGCAAAATCGAATGGAAAAAATCACTAGGAAAATTACGAACACGGTTATTAACGTCGGACTTTTGAAAAGGGACGAAAACGGAGGGGTGACGATTGAGAAAATGCCGCCGATTGAAGTTATCGGCCGGAAAGTCGGTAAAGACGCGGCGGCGCGCTATGTGCTGAAAGAATACAGATCTTCTGATTACATTGTACTCGGTGTTGAACACACCGAGAAGGAGTACAAGGTCAACATTGAAAACTTTATTAAGGCTTGCGAGCAGGAGGGTTAAATTTATGAATAACCAGCTTATGAATATTGAAGATAACGAGATGAATATTTTCGAACAGGGCAACCAGAAGCCCGCGTATTGTTCGATTGTCGCAGAATCGTTTGAGGACAAAGCAAAGATTTTCAATGCTATGTCTTCCCCTGACGAGCGCCTGCGCAATCACATCAATGAAGTCATTAAGATTCGTGATGTGTATTGCGAAATTGTGGAATGCACAAATAAGGACACGGGCGAAACGAGTGAAGCGCCGCGTGTCGTACTGATTGACACAGAGGGAAAGAGTTATCAGTGTGTAAGCACGGGAATTTTCAACAGCTTGAAACGGTTGTTTACCGTGTTCGGCATGCCCACTTGGGAGAAGGGCGTTCCGTGCAAGGTGAAGCAGGTTAGCAACGGAGAGCGGCAGATTTTGACGCTTGTTGTGGCGAATAAGTAAGGAGGTGAACAGGGGTAACAATTCCGTTACCCCTGTTTTGTTTATGCCAAAATTAAAGAAAAGTCAACGTGAATCCTATAAAAAGACGTTGGCAAATGCGCGCTATCTAAAGAACGAAGCGAAAGCCCTATATAAAGGCAAATTAGTACATGATGTTTATATTCCAACCATGAAACAGCTTGAAAAAATGCCGTATGAAGATATAAAGAATATTATATCTGATTTGCGAAATCTGAATAGACCCATAGATTTGGTAAAGAAAGCGCATACGGGCGGCGCGATGTATAGCTCATACGAAGAAAAACAAATCAGACGGCAACACAAACAAGCAGAAAAAAGGAGGGCAGAACAACGAGCGCTAATACCAGAAGAAAAAATTCCGGGTTTAATGGGAAGTGAATTTGAAACGCAGACAAGGCCGATGAAAGATGATATAGAAAACGCATCTCAAAAAGAATTTGAAAAAATTGCTAAAAGACTTGCTAAAGAAACAAGTATAGCCGAACAACAAGCGAAAAGTGAAAGATATTATAGCAATTATTTAAGCGGAGTTTATAATATATTCGGAGACATAGCAGATTTGGATGAAATATATGAGAAATTGACATTTATTCCGTATGATATGTTTGATGCCGTAACAGAAATATATGAGTATCTAAATATGGATTTTTGGTACAGCGATCCTCACACACTGCAAGAACGTTATGATAGTTTTAAGGAACATTTGGATGAAGCTATTAAATGGGTAAAAGGTAAGAGGTGATAATATGGTATTCTCAGCCGACTTTGAAACGACCACAACGTCGGACGACTGCCGCGTTTGGGCATGGGGCGCTTGTGAAGTTTCAAAGAATCCTTGTGAATACCATATGGGAAACGATATTAACGGGTTTATGGAGTGGTGTTTTGAACAGAAGAACCCGTGCTTATACTTTCACAACGCGAAATTCGATACAGATTTTATAATAAACTGGCTGTTTAGAAACGGTTACGAATGGGTTAAATCGACGAAGGGAATGATAGACAAACAGTTTACAACGCTTATATCAGATGACGGAAAATTTTATACAATGCACATTTGTAACGAAATTGTGCCGAAAAGGAACGTCATTGAAATTCGCGATAGTCAGAAACTATTAAACATGAGCGTCGCGAAAATTGCAAAAACTTTCAAATTACCCGATAGCAAACTGGAAATAGACTATAACGAATTTCGCGAAGTCGGACACGAATTGACAGCGGAAGAACGTGAATATTTGAAAGCAGATATAACCATTGTATCAAAGGCGTTAGCCGATCTGTTTGAAAGCGGCACAACCCGGTTGACCATCGGGAGCAATGCGCTGAATAAATATTATGAAATGATGGGCGGTAGGAAGCAATTTAGAAAGATTTTCCCAAAACTTGACGTTATCGTTGATAAAGATATTCGCGCCGCGTATAAAGGTGGATTTAACTATCTGAACCCGATCTACAAAGAGGTTGATATAGCAGAAGGTTTAGTGTTTGATGTAAATAGCCTTTATCCGTGGGCGATGCATAGCCCGAATGTATTACCGTATGGAAGGCCGGTATTTTTTAGCGGTCAATATCAACCTGATAACATGCATCCCTTGTTTATACAGAGGTTGCGTTGTCAGTTTGAGCTAAAGCCCAACAAAATTCCGATGATACAGGTAAAGCACAATCTATCATTTGTGCCAACAGAATATCTTAAAAGTAGCAACAACCAGATTATAACGCTCACGCTGACAAACATTGATTTAGAGTTGTTCCTAGAAAATTATGACGTTTACGAAATGGAATATGTGAATGGATGGAAGTTTAAGGGGGCGAGCGGAATGTTTGACCAGTATATAGATTATTGGACTGAAATAAAGATACAAGCCACAAAGGATAAAAACGCTGGGTTAAGAGCAATCGCGAAATTATACTTAAATTCACTTTACGGTAAATTTGCAACATCACCATATGTGCGAAGTGCAATTCCATATTTGGGAGAAGATGGAGTTGTACATTATCACAAAACAGAATATGAAGAACGCGATTCGATTTATGTTCCCATTGCTGCATTTATTACGGCAATAGCACGGAACAAAACAATCCGATCTGCTCAAAGTGTTTACGATAGATATTTGTACAGTGATACAGATTCCATACACATTAGAGGTACAGATATTCCCGATTGCTTGGAAGTGGATGACTATAAGCTGGGCGCGTGGAAGTGTGAAAGCAAATTCGAACGTGCGCGGTTTATCCATCAGAAATGCTATATCGAGGATGAAATCATAACCGAAGAAGAATACAATTCTAAAATCCTTGAATTTCCGTATCTTTGCAGAAAGACAGAAAACGGTTATCGGTTTATGAAAGTTACCGTTGCGGGCTTGCCTGCTGGCGGTTATAAATATGTGACGTGGGATAATTTTAGAGGTGGTGCTAAATATGGCGGGAAATTACAGCCAAAACGTGTAGCGGGTGGAACTGTCCTAAACCCAACGACTTATGAAATTAAAGTCAGTTGACAAAGCCTCTTGGTTATAGTATAATCTACATGAGGGGTTCAATATTTCTCACATTCACGGGTCAGCCGCGTTAAGTCGTGCCGTGATGTCAAGCGCCGCGCTACGGCGCGGAAATATTCCCCTTATTTTTATTGAGGTGATAGCATGTCGATGTTTTTCGATATCCGCAAATATTACAAAATGGGATATTTGTATAACTTTTTTATCGGCGCTCGTGGATGCGGGAAAACGTTCTCGATCAAGGAAACGACAACAGATGATTTTTTAGCAACAGGCGAACAATTTGTTTATGCTAGACGTTACGACAAAGAGATTGAAAACAAAAACCTGAAAACGTTTTATGATGATCTATGGAAAGAGAAGAAGGAAAAGTATAAAGACGTTGAGTTTGAAATTAAGAACCAGACGGCATTTATAAACGGCATGCCTGCCGGGTATTTCAAATGTGTGTCGCGCGGTATCGTCGATAAAGGAATAAATAGCTATACAGATGTAACAAAGATATTTCTTGATGAGTTTATTCTTGGAAAGTCAAATTATAGGTATCTTCCAAACGAACCCGAAATGTTTGAAGATTTAATAGAAAATGTTGCGCGTTTACGCGAAGTGCCGATCTATGCTTTTTCGAATAACGTCACGCAGGTGAACCCTTATTTTCTGTTTTATAATATCCGATTCACACCAAATTCGCCGCGAATCTTTAAGCACGGCGACATATACGCCGAGAACCTAAACATGAGTGAATATACGGCATACAAGGCGAACACGCGGCGCGGCAGGGTATTGCAGGGGACACAATACTTTGATTATGCCTTTGAAAACAGCGCGCGTATGGACGACGCGACGAATATTAGGCGAAAACCGAACGGTTCACGGCTTCTTGCGTCGCTTACAATTTCAGGGGTAAAGATAGGCGTTTGGAAATCGCCGACTTATGGTGAATACACGTTATCGCCTGATTGCAAGGGTTCGACGATCAATTACACGTTCGACTTTTCCGAGGTCGGAACGAATCAGCTATTGCTAAACTATAAGTCAGTTGTCATTAAACGTATTCTTGATGCTTTTGCGTCAGGTCAGCTATACTTTGAAAACCAACATTGTAAAAATATTTTCCTGAAAATCGTGAAAAGATGATTGACACCCCAAAACTTTATGAAGTATAATGTAACTGAAAGGAAGGTGAACAGCATGACGGCAGATGTTGTGCAGACGATCATTCAAATTATCAACGGTTGCGGTTTCCCGATTGCCGCGTGTGTTGGCATGGCATGGTTTATTGTGTGGAACAAGAAACAGGCGCAGGAAAACAAGAAATATAACTATGAAAACTTGCGCGCGGCCATCGACAACAACACGAAGGTGATGAAGGAACTTTGCGACCATCTCAAGGCGCAAAAATGATTGCAGGGAGAGACGCGGTTGAAACCGCTAGGCGCTATATCGGAACGCCTTATGATGTAATGGATTGTAACAAACTGATTATCTATATTATCCGAAACAGCCCAAACGGTTATAAGGATTATAGATGTCAGGGAACGAATTGGCTGTTTCAGAGTTTTTCGAACAGGGGGAAATATCAATACATTACAACCCGTGATAAAATCGCCGTTGATTATTCAAACTGTGGAATTGGTTCACTTGTTCTAAAGTATGATGAAAAAACAGGAGACTGCTCACATTGTGGCATTTATGCGGGTAACGGGGTTGTCATCCATTCGCCACAACGCGGAAAGACGGTCTGCGAAACAACCATCGCGAAAAGCGGTTTTAACTATGTTGCAACGTCTAAATTTATTGCACCGGAATTTCCAAAAACGGTCAATGAAAAAGTAGACGTTTCGACAGGGCAAACAACATATGATAGGAGTATTTTGAACGCTTATATCGAACAGGTTTATGTTCTGCTCGATGAAATCAGAAGGGAGGTAAATATGAATGGCGATGACTAAAGATGAGCTGAAAGCCGCTCTTGGAAAGCTCGTTGGTGAAAGCACTGACCCGGATATTATCGCGCAGGTAGATTTGATCATGGAAGGGTATGCAACTGACGATGTGCTGAACGGTTTGCAGGCCGAGCTTGACGCAGAAAGGAAGCGCTTCAAAGAAAGATTCTGGGGCGGTTCAGAAAAAGAGGAAGAAGGAAGCAACGGAAATCATGTTCCTGCCGTCGATCACGGCGCGAGAACCAGCGACGATATTATCAACGAATTTTTTAAGGGGGTTTAACAAATGGCTGATATTACCGAAGTATTGAATGACATTCGCGCCCATGCAAGTCTTGATTACCAGAGGGCGATTCCTGCCGCAGTCAATGAAAATCTTGAAGAAATCGCGGACGCGGTTATGTCGTCCGTTCAGCTTCAGAATGATTATGTTGCGGCGCTTGTCAACCGCATTTCCGCAACGCGCTTCACATCCCGCATGTTCCGCAACCCTTACCAGAAGTTTATCAATGGTACGAACCGTTTCGGTGACACGATTGAAGAAATCTACGTGAACATGGCAAATGCTCACGAATATAACCCGTCTATTGCCGAAAACGAAGTGTACAAGCGCGAAATCCCGGATATCAACGGGGTTTTCCATCGCCGCAACTCGAAGGTGTTCTACAAGAACACAATCCAGTATGATGCGCTGTACGCTTCTTTCCTCAGCGACAACGGTATGCGCTCGCTCATTGGCCGAATCGTTGACGCGATGTACGGCGCGGCGAACAGGGATATTTTCTACTGCACGAAGAAGCTAATGAACGCCTATTCGCCGTACTATTATAAGGTAACTGTTCCCGCTGCAACTGCCGCGAACGCCGACCAGATTGTAACGACGATTAAGGGCATTTCCAACATGCTTGAATTTCCGTCCGATCTGTATAACCGTTTCGGCGTGGAGAACTTCACCGAAAAGCCGCGGCAGGTACTCATTCTCCGGGCGGATGTCGCCGCCGTTCTGGATGTCAATTCCCTTGCGAAGGCGTTTAACCTCCAGTATGCGGACTTTATCGCCGGTACATATGTTACGGTTGATACGTTCGGGGACGGCCTTGACAATATGCTGGGCTTGCTCGTCGATGACGAATTTTTCCAGATTTATACAAATCTGGAAAAGTTTACCGAGAACTATAACGGTCAGGGCTTGTATTGGCAGTATTTCCTTCATCGCTGGATGACGTACAGCGTCAGCCCGTTCAGTAACGCTATTGCTTTTGTAACGGGTGAGCTTACCGCGCCGACGGCGATCACGATTGACCCGGTCGCGCCGAACGTGCCGCAGGGCGGCAACCAGCAGTTTACCGCGACGGTAACGCCGAGCACCGCACAGCAGAGCGTCCATTGGGAAATCAGCGGGCAGAAGAACGGCGGCACTTACATCACCGCAACCGGCCTTCTGCATATTGACAGCGAGGAAAGCGCAACTTCCATCACTGTAACCGCGAAGTGTCCGAGCGCTCAGACGATCACCAAAACCGCAACCGTCACTGTTTCCTAAAGAAAGGAGGTTTCCCGCCGTGCCGCGTGGTTCGACGGGAAATTCTGTTTATGTCCGATTATTACAATCCTTATGGCCATACTGTCAGGGAAATGGAATTGTCGATGGACGAAATGAAGGTCAATGCGACTTTCATTTGGGGCTACATGAAATCCCGTTTTAATTGGACATTAGAAGCGACATCGGGAATGTTGGCAAACGCTCAGGCAGAATCAACAATTAACCCTGCCCGTCCACAAAATAACGCCGTGAATAATAAATGGTATCCATCCGAGCCGGGTTATACAGGTGATGCGCCGAACCCCACAACAACACATTACGGTTTTGGTCTATGGCAGATTACTCCTTATCTTGCCTTAACAGGTCTAAAATACAATCCGTATACATACGGAAACTGGGCGCTTGATAACGGATATACTTTTTCATGGGCTAATGGTGGAACAGGCGGGAAGATGGAGCCACAACTTGAATGGCTTATGTCCGGAAATCCTGAAAAATCATTCGTGAATACTGCTGACCCCGACCACGATCAGAAAAAATGGTATGCCGACGGTCGTTCACCGATAAAAGGCGTTACAACCCCTGCCAAATATGGAGCGCTTACAGCCACACCGGAGGATTGCGCAAAAACATTTTATTGGAATTTTGAGCGATCAGGCAAATTGGATGTGGGGGATAGACCAGAAAAGGCGCGTTATTGGTATAATTATTTATCAGGCGTTACCCCACCAACCCCACCTTCACCAGTGCCATCCGCTAAAATATTAAAAGGAGGAAAAAATGTATGGCGTATATTGCACCTAATTCAACAATAATGATTTGTCGTGACGTTCCGCTATCGCCTGATTATATCCATACAGTAGACTTTGCAAATTCAACTTTGCAAAGCGCGTATTTCACAACGAAAGCGAAATTCACGCTTGAAAAATATAGCTATCAGAGAAAGAACGGCGTTTTAACCGTCGCACTATCAACCGAACAGCTTTATGATTGCAATTATATTGCATACAAGAACACGTCATTTGAAAATAAATGGTTCTATGGGTTTATTCGTAATATTGAATATGTGTCGAATGATGTAACGAATATCTATTTTGTGGAAGATGTTTTTCAAACATGGATGTTTGATTACAGATTGAATCCTTGTTTCATTGACAGAGAACACACCCTTAACGATAAAATAGGCTCGAATATCATTCCTGAATCGTTGGAACTGGGCCCTTATATTACGGAAACACAATCAACGTTTGACTGCGGAAGCTGGAACAACCTATGTTTCATAATTGCGGCGGCGGTCAGCTTGAATATTACTATTGTAGATAGCCATTTGAACATTGATGTTTCACCATATGAAGGGGAAAGCGCCTATAATTATAACAATTATGTGTTTGAAGGGCTTTGCCTGAACGTTATTAAACCCGTGACCATCGAAGGGTTCACAAGGCCTGCTTCTGCTGTTTGCGGTTCATGCGTTGAAGCTATCCAAAAAGCAGGGTATCAAGATTCTATTGTGGCGATCACAGCCGCGCCGTTGAATTTTGTGACGGATGCGCTTTCAAACCCTCATCATTTCGCCGAATTTACTTGGAATGTGGCAAAGCCCTATTCGAATATCGCCACATATAAACCTAAAAATAACAAACTATTCACTAGTCCATATAAATTCCTGAATGTTGTGAATGATGACGCAGTTGAACAGAATTTTGAATATGAACTGTTTAGCGATGATTTTGCTAGCTTTAATATTATGGGGGCTATGCAACTCAATTTTAGCACACAGTTAAGGCCGAACAAATACAAAAACAATCCCCGTCCGGGCGCGGCGCTCGTTGTGACGAATTATCCGAATTGTAGCTATATTATTGATACGTATAAAACATGGTATGCGCAAAATCAAATTCGATATAAAACCGCGATCACAAAAGCAGTAATCAGCGGCGCGCTTTCTATCGGTGGGTCGGCTGTTGGCATGAACTACACAGGAAAACGCGGCGATCTTGATAGGATATACGCAAAAAGGCGTTACGATATACAAAGAATTGATATAGCAGAATCTCAAAGTTACGCAAACACAGCATTGACGGCGGCAGAGGCGGTTGCAAACGTCGGTGAAATTGTGCTTGATAACATGGCAGAAAAGCAGATTCATCAAATCAATAATTTAAGCGCATCTTATTCAGGCGACGATTTGAACAACTGTTCACTTGGTTACAAGGGCTATATTGCAAATGGAATAAGCATTACTCCACAATACGCACAAATGATTGATAACTACTTTTCCATGTTTGGCTACAAAACGAATCAAGTTAAAATTCCGAATACAACAGGCCGTTTGTCGTGGAACTATGTGAAAACTGTCGGTTGTGACGTTCAGGGCAGTATTCCGCAATACGCCGTCGAAGCGATCAACGCTATTTTTAATACGGGTATCACGATCTGGCACAATGCCGCGTGGGTGGGCGACTACACGCGCGACAACAGAATAATTGGAAATGGGTGATAGTATGGCCGGAAAAGGCATAAACACCATTAAATATAAGAATGGCGAAATGGCAAGGGCACTTAAACAAGATGTGCATTGGTTTAACCTTCTAAATTCGCTGTATTCGTCTGTTTTTAAGTGGGAAAATTTGCCGAGCACGATTGACGAATATTTCATGGAAACTCAGTTAGCGGATTGTGGTAGCGTTTGCGCATACTATGAAAAAGATGTGGGTATCGTCTGCCTTCCGTCTCAGGCAGGAAACCGCCTGAATATCTACGGATATCCGACTGAATTTATCGTGTGGGGATTGAACGGGTATACAAACAACGTGCCGCTTACACAATGCGCGCCGTGTTATGATAACGTTCTGCATCAGCCTGCTGTATTCGATCTAAAGTTATACGCTGAAAGATTAAGTCAAATTGACATCAGCATTGATGTAAATTCCAAAAATCAGAGAACCCCATATATTTACGCTTGCAATCAAGAACAGCTTTTAAGCGTGAAGAACCTTAACCAGCAGATAGCACAGGGAAAACAAGCGGTATTTATCAACAAAAAAGGCATGGAAGATATAAACCTTAACGTTGTTCCCACGCCCGCGCCTTATGTGGCTGACAAACTCCAACAGTTAAAGCGCGATCTGCTATCCGAAATTCTGAACTATATGGGTGTGTTTTCCGGTGTGTCGATCAAGGCCGAGCGCGTGACCAGCGGCGAAAACGCCGCGAACGTTGGCTATATTCGCGTTGCTAGAACCTCACGCTTCAACCAGAGGAAACAATTCTGCGACAAATTCAATAAAATGTTTGCAGATTATATTGACAACCCTATAGACGTGAAGTATAGTGAGGAAGCGGTTGAAAGTATCGCGGCGGGTTTATTACGGCTGGGAGGTGAAGAACGTGTCGAATTACACGATATCCTTGCAGAGGATAGCGGAGAGCCTGACAGGGCAGACTGAACCCGCAGGTTTTAACAAAATTGATGAAATCATAAACGATTCTATCCCGCTAATTTTTGACTTTGATTTTCCGTTCTATTCCGATCTGGCAGAGGATAAACTTGATTTTGAAAAACAGTTTCTTTTGCATTACTACACGCGCGAAATCGGCGTTGAAACGTTTGGATGGTGGAAAGTACGGCTTAAAAGCAAACTGTTTGACGTAATGCCCAAATATAAACAGCTTTATGATATTGAGCAGAAAAAATATAATCTTTATGACACGGTAAACATGGAAAGAACAGTAAATTCCACAAACAACACGAATGGAAAGGGAAGTAGCAAGCAGACATCTGAAAACAGCAGACAGACAGACGATCTATACAGCGATACACCGCAGGGCGGTCTTGAAAACGTTAAGGCCGGTAACTATCTCAGTGAGTACAGATATCTTGACGATAACAGCGCGGCAACAGTAAACAACACGAATGAAAATAACAGCACACAGAATGGTCAGCAAACTGAAAAATGGAGCGGAAAAGAATCCGGATTGACATACAGTGAAATCAAGATGAAGGAAAGAAAGGCAATACTAAATATCAATCTGATGCTAATTGGAGAATTTGAAGAATTGTTTATGGGGGTGTTTTAATTGACAGACATAACGCCTATCAAGCCCATTAGGCTATGTGTGAATATCACAATTCCCACTATCGACGACGATTCAATCAGTCTGTATGAATGTGTTGGGATTCTGGGCAACAAATTACAGGAAGCGATTCAGAAAATCAATGATTCGTTCGGCAGTCTTGAAGGAGCGTATACAGCCGCAAACCCGCCGCCTTACCCCGTCACGAGTGTGAACCTTGCGGAAACGAAAGATGTGATAACTGTTTATGTGCCGGAAGGCGGTGGAATTGAAGATGCAAAGCAAGAAGATTTAATTAAGGCTTGCAAGGCTGGCGCAAGGTTGGGCGCGTTCGATCTGGATAACAAAACATGCCGTCTGTATCACCTTAACCTATTCGTAGACCCAGAACGGGTTGAATACACAGAAGTTGCCGGAGGTAATGCAAGTGGCGTAACGAGTGTGAACGACCAGACAGGCGCGGTCAATATCTTTAATGCACCGATCAGCGCGGCGACGGCGGCTAGCGTTACGGCGTTAAACAACAACAAAGTTGCATACGCGGACGCGCTCACGCTTGAAGAAATTCAGGCAAGCACCGATCTAACAAATAAAGTGGCTGGCGCGGAATCTGTTAAACTTATCAAAAATCAAATCGGAACCATAACACACGGTAATTTCTATACTGAACAGAATAAAGGCAATACAATGCCTGCCACATATGGCGCTTTTATCCGCGTTAACGGTAATAGCTGGCCGGGACGTTATAACGGAGATACTTATTATATCGGAATTGATGCTGATTCAGTTGTATATGCGGGCGCACAGTTAAACGGCGCAACACAAATAACTTGGAAAACGATATAAGGAGTAATATATGATTAAGATAAAATTTAATGGTTCAAACAAATTATTGGAAGCAGGGTTCACGCGCATTAACGATCATGTGATTGAACTGCATGGCGTAACAAAGGCGCCGTCAGGCTTCACAACGTGGCGCATGGATGGTGTAACGCAACTTGGAGATTTTAGCAGTTATGTTACGCTTTATCGAGAACTGGAAAACGCCGTTCAGCTTTCGGATGATGGGAGAGTGTACGTTAAACCCACACCGCCGACTGAAAAGAGAAAAACATATGACGAGCGCATAACCGCGCTGGAAGCAACGGCTGACGATGTTGTTTTGATGCTGGCTGACATTATAGGAGGTTAAATTATGAAAACTTTGACGAACTTAAAAATGAGAATCATGGTTCGCGCGTTCCGCATCCGTATTCGCAACGGTGAAGAATTTACCGATATTGCCGCTGATTATCCGGCCTTGACAACCGACGATTTGGAAGCAATTCAAGCGGCGCTGAATCTTGCCTGATAATGGGAGGGTAATATGTATATAGCCCTGTATGAAGCTGTTTGCAAAATGCAAGAAAAAATCAACGAGCTTGTGGATAGGGTGAACTCGTTTGACCCGACCGGAAGCACCGATTACGTTAAAACCGTAAACGGGATGAAGGGTACAGTAAAATTAACTGGCGATAACATACCATACAATCAGATAAAAACCGTGAACAAACAGATAGGCGATAACACAAACGAAATTCAGACGGTAAAGCAAAATATAGCCGATCTTGATTTGTCTCATGTGCTGGCCGGAAGTAGCGCGCAAATTCAACTGATGCAACAGAATACTTTCAATTCTATCACAGATTCACAATGGGCGGCTTTCTATGATTCCGGTTTTCGTGTTGTTGGTATCGTTGACGCAGGGTATACTGAAATACAAGCGTTATACTTGCAGAGTACAAACCCACCGCACAAACCTATTCCCATTAAAAAAGAAATCGTCGGAAGCGGCGTTTCTAGCGTGAACGGGAAATCCGGAACAGTTGTTTTGACAGGTGATGATATCGCCGTCAGCGGTACAATTATCACAAATATAGCAACAAAGATAAACACTTTCGATCAGGAAATTATAGCAATCGGGGAACGGGTTGATGAAACATACAGCCCATCAAACCCGCCGCCATATCCCGTTACAAGCGTAAACGGACAAACGGGCGCGGTCACAATCCCGACGGGCGGCGGGGGAGCGATCACAACAAAAAACTTAACGCTTACATATAATATTGATTATGGCGGATTCACTTTCCCATCTGATAGCGGCGTAACGCAGGATAACTTTTTGAATCTCATCGTAACATGGTTTAGTGGAAGCGGATTCCCTGCAAATTATCTATATTCTTTCATCATACATGATGGAATACCGCATATCCACATTTTCGGAGTTTATATAAATAACGGCATAAGCGAGTGGGGCGAAACTGGTAAAACATTCGGAGCTATTGTACAAGTTAAGTAAAAGGAAGGGCGAAAGCCCTTCCTTTTTATACTTTGCGAACGTGAACGGCTGTAACCTTCAAGTCGGTGTCAACGTCGATTTTTACCATATAGCCCATAATTGAAAGCGCTTCAATCATTCCATCCTTTTCGGCTTTCAATAGAATTTGTGCAGGAAGGGATGGCGAATTGATCATATCTTTATATTGATTCAGAAGAACCATTTCCATGGTTTCGATGCTAGTCTTTTCGTATTCGTTCATTTCTTGTTTTCTTCCTTTTCTCATTAAACCATATACAATACACCATGCTTTATATAAACCTTCATACACACCGATTAAACGGTTTACATCTTCTTCATATGTTGTACGCATAAAGCGGTCGCTTTCATTATCGCGTTTGGTTGCTTTAATTTCAATTTGCTCTTTCACTCTTGACGTTTCTTCTTCAATATTTTTCAAAGCGATTTCATAATCTTTCATTTTTCACACCCCTTTCAGCAACAAGCACTTGCCACAATTCTTTCTTCGCTTTCGTCGGCGTAAAGAATAACTTCTTCATCCGATTCAAGCGCCTGCAAAAGCGGTAAGGCCGCTTCTTCATCCACTTTGATACAACGAGTAACTTTACAATTTTTGAAAATGTGAATAATCATTTTGTTCCTTCCTTTCTGTTTCACATGAAACATTCTCAGCGCTTGCACCATAGCTTTACGCCTTTCCAGTCGTGGCCGTCCGTCATGGGTTTCAGTTTGCGCTTTTTGTTGTTCATTTTTCATTCCCCTTTCAAAAAACACACATCCGTTATCATCTGGCATGCCTGATATAGCGCCCTTGCCTGCACGTCAAGCCACGTTTCGCGGCTATTCGGTCTACGCTTGCCGCCTTGCGTCTTACGTAATTCCGACGGTGTGCAAAGACGTTCTGCAATGTCACGATTAT